ATTTTGCATTCTTGTCAATATAAGGTCTACCAGATTTAGAAAATTTTAGTTTCACACCACTTGAAGCTTCTTGAATAGCTTTTGATGATTCTCTATTAGCCCATTTTTCTATTTTTGTAAGAACGTTAGCTTTTTTATCCGCCTTAAAATTTTTAGGCTCTGCTTCCATTCCTTTGGCATATCTTCTAGCTGCACTAACATTTTTAGCTTTTTTAGCTTTTTTAGCTTTTCCAAGCATTCCGAAACCTTTTTTTGCTGCTCCAAATATTCCCATTATTTTTTACCTGCTCCGCCTCTAAAAATCTGAGTTCCCTTAATACCAAAAATGCTGGCGACTACTAAAATCCATAAATTCGTAAACCACTTGGGAAGGGACTGGAAATACTCAAAAAAGAGTTTTACCTTTTCCATAGCTGTCGGATCGTCTGACATAACTGCCCACATTAACACAATGATCGGCGCCGAAATTATCACGAGGACAAATTCGTCCTTATAGTCGTTTTGACGGGCTTCTAAAAGTTTGCCTTGGTAAGATTCTTCTCCTCGGGCCATTTTTTCTGCATGCATTAATTGTGCATCAGACATAGCTACTTTCGTACGCTGTCTATTTGAATATATCTTTGCGCCAGCTTGTAATGCTATTTTTGCTAAACCAAACCAGGCCATATTAGAACCAGGTTACAGTTTTGTCTTTAGACTTAAGCATTCTTTTAGTGCCTTTAATTTCGTTTTTATCGCCTTGGGCAATATAAACACCTTTTCCTCTGAAACTTGATAGACCTTTTGGATCTATATGTAAGTTTTGAGGAGGCACAGCAACATTGTCAGTACTATTTAAGGAAACACTTCCTTTTCTACCAACTTTGTCTTTGCTTGATTTTTCTATTTTAGTCATAGTTTCTCCTTAGTTGTTATAGACTACCTTTTCGGACCTTTCAAGGTCTTTACATCCTTCGCTTTCATACGATCAGACGTTAGTTTAGTTTCAGCGGACATGATTGACTTCGTAATCGCCGTATCAGCTCTTAATTGAGCTAAATCTTCGTTCTGTTCAAGTTTATCATCCGTGATTTCTTTATTCTGGACTAATTTAGCCTGATCAAGGTTGATTCTTGCTTTAGTTTCTTCTTCTTTACGCTGATTTTCCATCGCTTTCAAGTCAACTTCTCTTGATTTAAGTTTTAATAAAGGATCATGATCAAATTGAGAAGTAATTCTCTTCTCTTCCTTCATGAATTCTTCAGTCATTTCAGCAATTAAGATCGCTTTTCTTGCTTCTATCTTTTGAGATATCTCTTGAAGTTGCATTTTAGCTTGTGGATTCATTGTTGCTTGCTGTTGAAGCTGTGGCAACATCTGCATTTCATTCCTAAACTCTAATTGAATCTGTTCTTGAGCCATTAATGAAATATGCTCTAAACAATTTTTCTGTAAAGCAGCCATAACCGGTGGATTATTTCTCACCATGTTCGTTGCCATGAAATTTAAGTGTGATGTAATATGCGCTCGGTGGTCTTGACCAGGAAATGCTTGAAAAGGCTTTTGACCTAAAGCATCAATATTTTCCAAAGCCGGATCCTTTGGTAAAGGAGGCGGCGGTGGAGGTAATACCTGATCAATGTTTTTGACCCCGATTGCTTCATACATCTTACGATACGCTACATATAAATTATGCATTTGAGGATTCGACATCGCAAGTTGTAATTCTGTTTGTGCCATTGTAATTCGTTGAGACATAGAAAAGATATTTGGATCCGCTACCGGTAAAACATCTATTCTGTCATCAAAATCTGCTTGTTTAACATTTTTAGCAGCCCCAATTACATCGTAAGGATATTCTGGAGGTAAAAAAGTTGAAAACACTTTTGCTAATAATTTAAATTCTTGTTTCATGCCCACATAAAGTCTTTTGTGAATTGCACTCATCACACGTGAGCCTCTTTCCAATAAAGCGATCGTTGTTCCTACCGCTGCACTTTGATTTCCTTCACCTACTTGCATATCAGCAATAGCCGCGAATCTTTGACCAGCGGATACCACAACACCCATAAGTTGTAAAAGTGTTTGAGAAGGTTCTTTGTAAGGTAAATTATAAAATGATTCTTTTAAGCTTCCACCCGGAGCATCAACATCTCTCCATTCCCCTGGCTGAATAGGATTCGCATCATCCCTGACACGAACGCCTCGTTGTTTAAATCCAGCAGGTAAATTAGATAATGTTCCTGCGTCTAATAATTGGCGGAGAGCAGCCGTTGCAGTTCTACTCAAACCGCCAATCATATGTATGAGTCCAAAGCCGTAAAATCCTAGTCCTGGCAGAAATTTGAAGTGGACAAAATATTGGATTTTCTTCTTCAATGGATCATTGGGCGCAAAGTTCCTTCGTATTGAAAGAACCTTTTGACTACCATATTCGATTGTTACGACGTATGGTAATTTTATTCCTGACGGTTCACCCGTCTGAGAATTCTGATCTTCAAAACCTTCTAGGTCTAAATTAACATGACACTCTAAAAGTGTATAAAGTTGTTCGTTTCTAGCAGTACGTTGAGTGCCTTCTAATTTTCGTTCTGCATCTTTTAATCTATCATCTGCTGGATAACTTGGTGCTGCTAGTTCAATATCTCTGTAAAATCCATTCACTTGTTGTTTTCTTAAATCATTTTCAGACATTTTCACGATATGCACCACGGCTTCTGCATCATCCAATGAATTGGCTGTATAAGGAACCACTAGATCATCCGCAGGTACAAATTTAGATACCGCTCGACCTAATAGTTCATCATAATAAACTTTTTTAAAAGTAGATCCTGCTAAAGGTAAATGAAATAACATCGAATCAAACTCTGGTTCGTATTCTTTCATGACGTCAAGAATTTGATAATTCATGAAGTCTTTAACTCGATCTGATTGGGCTTGTCTTTGTGGGCTTGAAGCTCCGATAATTTGAGTTCTTACCGGTCCATCAGCTGGTAATAGCTCTTTATAAGCTTGCGCTTGAAACTGCGTAACCGCTTCTGCAAGTACCGGATGAGTTGCACCGCTTGCTCCCTGAAAAGGTTGAGTCCTGTTAACATATTTAAATCCTAAAAGGTCTATACCATTAATATAAGATTGCTCCCAATCTTTTCTGGACATTTTATAATCCATATAATCGCCAGTAAGTTTATTACCAACTGGATCTAAAACATCATCAGGTAAAATATCTGCTAGATTATCAAAGTGTTCTTCGGTTCCAGGAATTTTAAGATTGGCTTGTGGATCAAAATCAACCGTTGCTCCACCATCTTCTTCCGATGTCACTTCAATTGGTTTTTTACCTAACTCTTCCGCAATATCAACTTCTTCGACTAACTCTTCTTTAGGAAGCGTTTCATCGGGTATAATATTCGGGAGAGCTTTATCTATTCGATTGTCTGCCATTTAACTTCTCCGGTTTCTTTGTATCTTGTTTTAAATCTTTTCGCAAGCCTTGTGGATTCGGTCCTTTTAAAGGAGGAATCTCCTTCCATTTCACATGCTGCATATTTTTAACTAACGTTGGGTTTTTCATTTTTTCTTTAATAAACTCACTATTCCACCATCAAGGTACGAGACTCTTCCGCCTCTATTGTAATACATCTCATTCAAAGGGTTTTGATTTCTTCTTCGATAAGGTTCTAAACCTTCTCTTGCTCTTGCTTCTTTAGCTTCTAAAGCTCCTAGTTGACTTGCATAGTCTAATGGGATTGAGGAATAAGCGTCTCTTATATCTTTTCCTTCACTTGCGCCCATATAATAATCATCATAAATATTTCCAACACCATGGGCTTCTGCTTCGTCTTGTTTAAGAGGTCTATAAAACCACCACCCTTCAGGATCTCCGTAAAAATCTTGTCCTTTGGTTTCAATAAAAGACTCTAAGTCTTTGGGGGAAGCTCTAAGTTTTTCTTTAGCTTCTTTTTTATAGGGGCTTAAATCTATAGGCACACCCATGATTTCTGATTCTCCATACGTCTTATCTAATTGTGTATCTAAATCAGTTTCCACTTTAGTATCAATCCAGGTTCTCGCTGCTTTCTTTCCAGCCATCTCTTCTGGATGATAAACCCAATCTTCATTTTCAGAGCTACTTCGATCATAACCATCATAATTCTGTGCTATAGAGTCCATATTAGATGCACGTTTATTAACTTCAGCTTCTACCGTATTTCTTAATGCACGTGAAGCATCGTCTGGAAGATTTTCTAATTTATTTGTATAATAATCATGCTTCTGCCAGTTGTTCATCCAGTTCTCAGTATCTCTTACATGTTTCATATATTTTCTAGCTTCAGGGTCATCTACATTATCTAAATCTATTTCTCCCCATCCAGCCCATCCACCAGTCGTCGCACGTTTCGCTGCATCGAAATCCCCCATTAATAAATGGGGAAGTGCAAAAGATAGTTCAATTGGAATATCAAGAGGACCAAGAATCCATGATAATTTAGAAGCTAGTCCTGTTCCTTTTTTAACACTCTGTTTAAGAACTTGTTTTTGGTTTTCCAAAATTTGTAAAGCAGCTTTATCCCCTTGTTTGGCTTTCTGAATCGTGTCATTAATAGCCCCTCTTATACATTGGTTAGGTCCTCCACCTCCTTGAAGACTTACTCGACCTCCTTCGCTGAAACATTTCTTAACAGGGAAGCCTGCATCTAATAGAAATTTACGGACTCCTTTTTGACTTAAATAACCTGACGCTTTTTGTTCAAGTGTAGCTTGTTTAATTAAAGGTTTAAAATCTAATTTGCCTTTATTAATTTTCCATTCAACACTTCCAGGATCCACTTTTTGTACTAAGTCATTAAGCCGAGTAATAATTTTAGATTTAGCATCGAGAGTTTTTGCTTTTTTAAATTCCCTGACTAATCTATTTTTAGGTTTTTCTAAAAGCTTCCAACCTAATTCAGTATTTCGTCCACGTGTGGATGCAATAACATTATCTAAAACTTTATTAGCAAAAGCTTTATCATTATTAATGATTGCTGTTTTTAATCCTCCTACGTGCTCGCCTGAATAACCAAACACCATATCCGAAGGTAGTTTGTCTATTCCTAATAATGTTTTAACAGCTTGGTTTTCTTTTCTAATAGAATTGAGAACTTCATTAAAGTCTCTTCCTGCAAGTTCAGCTACTTCCTTAAGTGTCTTTTCATAAGTTCCTTTACTTAAATTAACTTTAGCATGATACTTTTTAAAAAGTTCTGGATATTCTTTAGACATAATGTCAAAGAAACTTCCGCCCCCTTGACCATATTTAAATTGATCATAGCCCTCACCTAAAAAATATAAGACATCTTTATCAATAAAATCTTCTCCTGCTTTTAACCAATCGGTACGCCTAGCTTTATAGGCTGCTGGAGCTCCTTCAGGTCTTTTTTCCGTAGCCCATTCCATGTATTTCTTAACCCCTTTCTTTAAATCTTTATCTCGTTCTAATTTTCCTTTAAAAAAAGCTCTTTTATAAAACGCCTTAGAAGGACCATGTGTTTCAACTTGTCCTTTTTTAGCAGCCGTTAAATCAAAGATTGTAGTTTCTTCTCGAACTAAAGGTAAACCCATATCATCGGTTAATCGAACTCTTTTTTCGATATCAATATAATCTCCTTTTTTAGATTCCTTAGCCCATTCTTTTGCCATCTTCTTAGTGAACTTGTCGTAATCAGAAACTTTAAAATTATCAACATTCTCTTTATAAAACTTCTTTACCCATTTACTTCTATTTT